GCCGACCAGTCACACTGGTTGCCGCCAATCTCGGCTTCGTGGCAGCGGCGAACAATTTGGAGCGCGGAAATAGCTCCGTTAATAGCGTCGTTAATTTGATCGCCGTGCTTTCCGGCATTGCCGTGCTGCAAGGCGATCAATCGGTCTATGCGACGTAACGCGATAAGATGGCGCACCGGCTCTAGATCAATTCCGACCGGCACTGAATCGAGCAAGTCGGTGCCGAATTGAGGCGCTTCGTCTTTAGGTAATCCCTCGAAAATCGCGTCTGCCAATCGCGCCAGCCATTCAGGCCAGCCAAGCTCAACGGGAAAGCGCGAATGGTCATACGCATCGAGGGTGCAGCCAACAAAGCAGCCTCGACCGTTATCGAAACCTGTCCCTTGAATTACTTGATCAAGACGACGATGTTCAGCGAAGCGCGCAACGTATTTATCTTTAATCGATTGGTCGTTGTGGTAACTGAGCATTGCCATCATCCGCTCCTCGTTTGCCGTTGTGCTTTTCATCATCATCCCCTCGGTTAAATCAGTTTGTGTTCGACGGCTTTCTTGGCCATCGCGGATGCAATTGCGTAGGCCGCATCGGCGATCTGCTCGGCATTGATCGGCTGATCAACCGGCACGCGCTGAATGAGTGATGGCAGGGCTTCGTTCGCGCTGCTGATCACCACATCGTTGAAGCGGCGTTTTGCGAAGGGATCGATGAACCATGCCATTTGCGTCATTTCCGTCATTTGGTTGCCTTGAGATCAAATTAACTCGTTATGTGTTATTCGTCAACACGAAATGAGTTATTTTTTTAAAATAAATTCTCCATCCCGACGAACGGTCAATCCGTTTATTTATTAACAGTAGTTAGTAAATGGTTGTTTTGTATAAATTACAGAAATGAAATGTGTGGAGAGGGCGGGCGCGTGATGGTGATGCGGGATAGGCTTGGGCAAGGTGACGAGGTGGGCGCAATGGACAGAGAAAAAATTAAGCAGGCAATGGCCGCGATGGTGCGATTGGGTACGGCACCATCACCGGAAGAGGCTGTGGCTGGGCTGGTAATGATGATCGAGCGGCTCGATATGCTCTCAGATGATTACCTTGCTGACATGCAGGTGCTAGTTGGTGCGGGCGCTTGTATATGGCAACTACAGCAGACATAAAAAAGCCCGCGCTGGGCGGGCTTTTAATGCCTACTCAAACTGCAAAATACTAAATACCCTCTCCTTTCCGGCAACGGTAACGATTCGCGGCTTGCGGCCAAACGTAACGCCGTAAACGATCAGCTCCGGCTCATACGATGGAACCATTTCTCATGTTTAATCCAAGCGCGCTAAAGGCTTGATTTTGGCTAAATGCCTGCATTTGCTTGCTAAGGGCATTATTAAAATCAGCTTTACTTTCCTTCGTTTCTTTATCTGCCTGCTCGTACAACCTCTCCCAGTTATTACCCGCCCACGCCAAAACAACATCCTTCTTGCGGTCAATCTCCATTGGCTCTTTACGGCATGTCGGACATAGATGGCTCCATCGCTTATCAAGCCCCACAGTCGGCGTGAAGTGAACCCCGCACACAGTGCACACGGTCGCTAACGCATGTCTCTCCGTAGTGTCTCGCTTAAACCAGCCCATTGATTTGCCCTCTCGGTTGCCGTTCGTCGCATCGTAGCAAAATATTTTCAATAACTTTTGCTATCCTGAATACTGTTTATTTATACAGGTGGTCGACATGCTAGAGATGAGCCCTGAGGACCTGATGATGCACTTGCCGCATATGGTCAAGAATGCGGCCCGCAATACGCTGCCGCCGATCGATAGCAGCGATCAGGACGCGATTGAGGTTGAGGTAGTGTTACGGCTTAAGTTTGTGCGCAAGCGCTTTACGGCGGGGCGGGCGAAGGGGAATCAGGCGTGGGAAGCGGAGGGCGCCGAAATCGTATCGGCGGCAGGGAAGGAGCCGGTATTTACCGATGTTCGAGGGAATTGCACGGGGGCGTGGTTGAACAATCCGAAGGCGTAAAAAAGCCCGCGTTGGGCGGGCCTTCGTGGTGAGTCAGATATCTATGCGCACTGGCGCGCGTCCGGCTCACTATCCTCGACTCGCTTGTTATCTATGGTCTCGCGGAGCAGTCGCTTAATTTCGCAGTCAGCGAAACGACGAAGAGCCTGCTTGATGAGTGGTTGATAGCCGAGTCCATGAATTTGTGCGATGAGCTTCAGGTCATCGATCAGGCCTTTTTGCAGCCTGATAGAAATCATTTGAAGACCAAGCGCCTCGTCCATTGCGCCGGCATCCAGATCAGTGGCTAGGCGCGCGTGCTTTTCATCATTACCAAGCGCACCGTTTTCCCAATTTTCACTGGAACCTTCGATCTTTTGTGCCTTGTTCATAAGTTTGTCCTCGTTAATTCGATCCACTATTGGTTAATGGTTCGCTCTTTTGGCGAACTTTGCGTATATACGCTCTTCCTCAGCATTCGGGGGATATGCTGTTTTAATACAAATTCTATGCCCGTCAAACACAAAAGCGACTTTAAGTCGGCGGCCAAAGTCAGTTTCACCAATGAACCATTGTGTACGTGGATCGGTTTTATGATCCTCGCGATCGTCATAGAGAAGCCCTAAGCCATAGTCGTTACTAAAACACTGAATAATGTCTTCTTCAGTAACGTTGTGCTTTGTAAGAAGTTTTTCGCGTATATCCCGAGAAATATCCAGCTTCATGGAATTGTCCATGCGCCTTCTGTGGCGCTTTGAATTAACAATAGCAATTGGGGTGCGGACTGTATATACAAGTCGGCGGGAAATCAAGAAACTTTAATATGGGTCAAGCCGAGCCGCCGTCATCCGGCTCATTCCCATCGCCCTCAACCTTCTTATCGGTTTTGGCTTGATCCTCGCGCCTCTTGCGATCGCGCTCGGCTTTGCGCTCTTGTGCCCGCTGCTGCGTGTATGACTTGAGAGTGCCGACGTGATGCTCGGCATCGGCCTTCACTTGGTCAATCCCTAATAACTGATCGTGTTCTGCGCTGGCCTGCTCAACTCCCGGGGCGTCGGTAATGCTTAGGTTCGGCGTAGCGGGCAATGCAGGGGGCTGGGTCAGCGAAACGCCTGTATTTATATGAGCGGTGCGTCCTGCGACAAGAAACTCCGCGCGCTCGACCAATAACTGCCATTCAGCTGATGTTATTTTTCCTGCCAAATCTTTGACTTGCATCTCAAGGATAGTTGGCTCGGCGCCGTCGCCGAACGCCAGCCAGCACGGACTCACACCCAACGCTGTGGCAAGTGTAATAAAGTCCTCAACTTTGGGTTCGCGACGGTTTTTCTCATACCCATTGACGCGACTTTGATAGTCCCATCCGCAAGCGGCCGCAAGATCGTCTTGCGTCCAGTCTCTCGCTTTTCGTGCCCTTAAAATTCGTTCGCCGACCGTTTCCATTCCTGGATCGTATAACGCGATTTGTGTTTTCGATAAACTCAATTTGTGTTGACGTATATCGCATTTCGCGTTATTTTTGGTTCGAACAGATTGGAGCGGGTCAATGAATCGCATCGAGCATTACCGAAAATTATCAGGGCTAACTCAGCAGCAAGCCGCTGATTCGGCCGGCTGGAAGTACCAAAGCCGCTGGTCTGGGTATGAGCGCGGGGATAGGACGCCTGACGTTCATGACGCCCAAATAATCGTCAAGGTCCTCAATGAAGCCGGCGCCGCTTGCTCTGTTGAAGACGTATTCCCGGCCGAAATCGCAACAGAACCCAAACCAGACACCGAAGCCGCATAGACGGCGAACAAGTTCCAAACAAAACGGAGTGAAAGCAATGCACAACTATGTATCCACAAAGGATGCGCTGACCGCGACGGCGAAGACGCTAATACCGGAGCGCGAAAAGCTGCGGTTAGAGGCCATCGCTCAACGTGCACCGGTACGAATATCCGAGGCGTTTATTCAGCGCGTCGCATTGCAATACATGCTCGATCGCATTGAGAAGGAAGGTTACGCAGTCCTATTCCAGCATTAAAGAACTGAACCGGTATGAACCGGTACTGAGAGCCCCATGAAAAAAATCGGCATTTATAAGGGTCTTTCACGGCGAGAGCAGGACCAGCTGGAAGAGGTGGCGAGAGACATGGGTATGGGCATCAGCGAAACCGTTGATGCGCTCGTTGGCCGCTTTGAACAGATGTTCCCGGACGCGCGCGAAGTGATCCGTAACGAAGCGTTACGAAATGGTGATGTTGAAGCACTGAATTTCAAATCATTTGATTTTGACCGTACCGGTGCGTAACGGAGGGGTCCGATAAATGAATTCAATCCCCGTGCAAACCTGCCAGCGCTGCGGCAATGAACTGACGTACCGCGAAATACAAGCGCTCGCATGGTACTGCGCACCGTGCAGAAAGGTTCGCGAAGACGCGGCATTAGCAAAACAACGCTGAGAAATTGGCGATCGCGAATCGGAAAATTCGCACATAGAGAGGCCATCACCATGTCACCAGAAGAACTCGAACGCAATCACATTGAATCCAGCATGACTTTCGAGGACGAGCAGCGGAGTGCTTTTGGATATGGCGAGGATGACCCATACGAAGCGGCGCGTCTTTATTCGATATACAAAATTATTGCGCTGGTGCTGTTTGTAATCAGCAGCTCGATCACCGGCGCCTGCATGGTTGTCGGTGCGCATTGGATGGGGTGGTTGTAACCACCAATTAGCAGGCAAGAAAAAGCCCAGCGGTTAAGGCTGGGCCAAATCAATACATTGCAAGAGGAAATATAGCATGGGCAGATTAGAAACTCTAACCATTCCAATTGAGAGATTGCATAAGCTTTTTAGCTACGAGCCCGTTAATGGCAATTTAATCTGGAGAAGTAGAGAAATATCGGAATTTTCTAATATTCGCGCATGGAAGATTTGGAATAAGCGATTTTCTGGTGTAGTTGCTGGAAGCTTTGATGCTGATGGCAGATCAAAAGTCCGCATCAGTGGAAAATATTACAAGACGCACAGAATTATTTTTGCAATGTGCAAAGGCTTTTGGCCGACAGATTTAATTGATCATATCGATGGCAATCCATCAAATAACAAAATAGACAATCTCAGGGATGCAAATAATTCAATAAATCAGCAAAACCAAAGGATCGCACAAGCCCACAACAGATCTGGATTTTTAGGCGTCTCTTGGAGCAAGAGCAGAAAAAGTTACAAGGCCCAGATACGGCTTGGCAGAGAGACGATTCTTATCGGATATTTTTCTAATCCAGAGTTGGCCCATCAGGCATATCTCTTAAAAAAGAGAGATATACACGCCGGGTGCACCATATGAGTCGGAAAAAGTTTAAAGCCGGCGAAGAGATAATGGTGGTCAGTCATGGCAACTGATGCGCGAATTGCTACCGGCCTACCAACACATCCAAAAACCAAAAAATTAATCCGTCGTCACGGCGATGGCGCCGCTTGGCGATTGATCTGCCTATTTCTTTGGGTTGCCTCAAATCGATCAGATGGCGACTTAACCGGAATGACCAATGAGGACATCGAGCTAGCGGCAGATTGGCAAGGCGATGAAGGTGAATTTGTCGCGGCGCTAGTCGAGGTCGGCTTTTTGGATGGCGAAGATGGTGCCTACGTCATCCACGATTGGGCTGAACATAATCCGTGGGCCTTTGGTTCTGAAGCCCGCAGTCAAAAAGCCAAATGGAACGCACTCGTTAAACATCACGGCAAAGAAAAAGCTGCTGAACTCATGCCGGAATATAACAAGCAGCATGCTACTAGCATAAATCCAGCAAGCGACCAGCATGACGACAGCATGCACGCAGCAGAAACTAGCAGTGCTCCGTCTCTTACTCCGTCTCTTACTCCGTCTCTTACTCCGTCTCAAGATCAAAACCTTTTTGGCGAATCTTCCGATTCACCGCCAAAGCAAAAACGTAAAACGCGACTGCCCCCTGATTTCGATTTGACCGCAGAGCGAGTAACTCTCGCGACCGAATACTGGAAGTCTAAAAACCGCCCTGATCTCGATCCAGCTGGCGAGTTTCAAAAATTTATTAATCACTTCACCGCAAACGGTAAGCCGATGGCTTGCTGGGATGCTTGTTGGCGCAACTGGTACACGAACGCAATAACTTTCAATCGCCCGATGGTGAACGGCAATGCAAAAACTGAATTCGGTAGCAACGGCAATCAGCAACGGGACAATTCAGCAGCGGGTCGAATCGCTGCAAACATCGCGCGAGACCGCGCTGAACGCGAGGCTGCTGCAACGCGATCACATCGAGAACCTCTGGTTGCTAATGGGCCGAATGTTTGGCCACAAGTGGACGAGCAACTTCGGGGATCAGGTCGACCCGGGGAACGTTTGGGCAGCGTGCTTGAGGGGGATTTCAGCCGAGCAGATTAGGTTCGGCATGGCTGAGCTGGTTAAACACGGTTTTGACTGGCCGCCAAGCGCACCAGAGTTTCGCAAGCTTTGTACCGGGGAAAACGATGTGAGCTGGGAGCACCGCAACCAATCTCAATCGGTGCGTGAAGCGCTTGGTTATGACCACCGCAGATTGCCAGACCTGACGGCGAAAGAGCGTCGGCGCGAAACAGCGAAACGAGAAATCGCGAACATGAAATCACTCTTTGGGAGCCAATCATGATCCTAGAACGAGAAGATATTTTCCGCCACATGATGGACCAGCCGTTGCCGCCGACAAGCATCAAGCGTGCAGCGAGCAAGGAATTGCAATCGCAGGTCGAGGCGTTTATCGCGAGTGGTGGGCGAATCACTGAGGTGCCTACCGGCTTATCTGGCGAATGCCCTGATCCGCGCAATTTCCTGATCAACCACAAGATGGCTGATACCACCCTGACGCGCAATCGTCGCAATGCACGCAAGGCGAGAGCGGTTATGCGTCAGTCGTCGGAGCTTGGCGTTACTGCGGCAGCACAGCATTTGGGGATCTCGCTAGCGGATCTGGAAAAGCTGTGTGCGATGGGTAAGGCGCCGAAGTACACAACAGGCAAGCACCGAGTTCGAAAATTCCACATCAACGATTTGGACGCATACAAGCGGGGTGCAGCATGAGTTGGCCGCAGGTTGTTTTTATTTTACTGGCGGCTGCTGAAGTTGGTCACGCGCTCGCACTAGACGGCAAGCCAAAAGAGTACCCATATAGCTTCATTTGGTCGGCAATTTCATGGGGCATTCTCGCATTCATTGTCTACATGGGAGGTTTCTTCAAATGAGCCTAACCAGAACCAACACCGCAAAAATCTATTCGCTGCTCAAGCGTCGCGGATCGTTCACACGTCGTGAGATTGCACAGCGGTTAAATCTCGAATGCGGCGAAGTGGCTGCGCGAGTGGCTGAGTTAATCCATGCAGGCAAGGTCACGGTGCAAGGCTCGAAGCTATCGCCGATTACTAAGCGGCCGGTTGAGTGCGTGAGGGTGCGGGCGTGAACGAGAAAATCTGGAAGCTCATTGCGCGCTTTTGCGCAAGACCAGCCGTAGCCGCGTTCCTGATTCGTATTGCCATGCGCCGTCCGTATCTGCACATCGGCGATTACATGCTGCGGTATTGGCTGATTCCGCTCTCTTGGGGCTTGCCGTTTTCAGTGCGAATTCACCACATCAAGCGCCCCGACGCTGATCCGTATTTGCATGATCATCCATGGAATTGGCGAACGATTATTTTGCGTGGCGCATATCTCGAAGAGGATGTGTTTGGCGGCCTATGGCGGCGCGACGAAGGCATGACGCGTGGCAATACCGCTGAAACCCTGCATCGCATCCATAGCGTTTCGAATGGCGGTGTCTGGACGTTGTTCATCATGGGGCGTCGTCGCAATCGCTGGGGATTTATGACCGGTCAACCGGCACGCAAAACGTATTACCGCGATTACGTTTCAGTGAATGATCGCGGTGAGTTGCAGGAACCACAGCCGTGAGCGGTCAATACTGGCGAGCACAAACCGCAGAGCAGCTACAGCAGTGCTTTCGGTTTTTGTCCGAAAACTTTCCTGCTACCGGATGGCGCATTGAATACAAGCCGTGGAAGGACTCCAGAACGCTATCGCAAAACGCACTGAGCTGGATTTGGTACAAGGAAATAGCCGACCAGATCAGCGCCAAAACCGGCCTAGGACCATTTGACGATCAAGACCTGCACGACCGGCTTTTGGTTGAGCGCTACGGCCACGAAGTTGTTTTAGTCGGGACCGTTGAGGTTCTTCGCGTCCCTCGATCAAGCAAATTCGACAAAGGCAAGATGCACGAATTTTTGCAGTGGGTGGAATCTTGGTGCGCCGAGCGAAATATTCGATTGTCGATGCCGGCCGACTCTGAATATCAAAAATACAAAGAGGCTCAATATGCTTGAGCAGCGCAAAAAACAGCGCCATGTCATCGCGTCGAAAGTTTGCCATATCTGCAATTCGAGCTTTCAGCCATCCATGCCGCTGCAAAGTGTTTGCTCTCTCCCGTGCGCAATTAAATCTGGCAACGAAAGTGGCGCGAAGATTCTAGAGCGTAAGCGCAAAGCGGCCGCCAAGAAAGAACGCCGCGATCTGCGCAGCCTAAAGCTATCGATCAAAACCTTATCCGATTGGCGCAAAGATGCGCAGAAAGCCTTTAACGCCTACATCCGCGAGCGCGATCGAGATATTCCTTGCATCTCCTGCGGCGACTTCACGCCGATGACCAGAGGAGGGGATTACGACTGCGGACACTATCGATCGGTGGGAGCCAATCCTGAGCTGCGATTCGAAGAGCTGAATTGCCACAAGCAGTGCAAGCGCTGCAATCGCTACCTGACCGGCAATGTCGTTAATTACCGAATCGGCCTACTGATGCGCATTGGTGAGGAAAAGGTTGCATGGCTCGAAGGCGACCACAAGCCAAAACGTTATCGCATCGAGGATTTTCAGGAGATAACAAAAACCTATCGGCAAAAGCTGAAAGACCTTAAAGCAAAACCCGTTTACCCCGTTTGATTTTGCACCCCAAAAAAGGAACCGATATGACGCTATCCGAAGCTGACGTACTGCTAGCGCAATGGGCCATGTGGGCTTTTGGTGGCGTACAAACTGGTTACGCTATAGGGTCGTGGCAAAAAGACTGGCGCACGATGGATTGGGACGATGGCGAGAAGGACTGGATTGAGAAAGCCTCCGAATCGTTGCCGCCCGGCGATCCTGTCGAAATGCAAAAGGTGGACAGGGCGCTATCAAACATGGGCGGCAAGGCATCGCATGAAGTGCACGTTATTCGCGCAAGGTATCGGTTCGGTCATCATCCTAAGCGCGAGATGCTTAAGGCTGCGATAGAAATGTTTATTTTATCGTTCGAGGCGTTGACATCGCAGAAGGAGCAATTTAGATTTACACCCGTTGAGCGGATTCGCTCGCCCTGAAAAAACCAAATCCCTAAAGCCTCGCCTAACCAGCGGGGCTTTTTTATTGCCTGTGAATTAAGGTCAGCATGCTATCACCCGACGACATCGAGACAATCGCAGAACGTACCGTCGCCATGCTGGCGGGCGCGAAGCGGATACATTGGGTCGATCCGGAAGTACACGCTGATGATCATGGCTGGGTAGCGGTTCAGCGCAAGCGCGAACAGGATTTCATTGAGCTGCGCCAGAAGATATTGACCAGCGCTTGCATTTGGGCGGTGCCGATCATTCTGGCGTTTGTCTTGTCTGCATTCTGGCGCGAATTGCTGCGCATCCTGAGGGGCTAAGATGAGCGCCGCTTTCGAATCCGCGTACAGGCACACTGTCGAGGGTTATGAAGGCGGTTATTTGCTGTCGATTGTTGCCGGCGAGGATTTTCCAACATACGCCGGTATTGCGCGTAAGTTTCACCCGCAGTGGGCTGGATGGGCGCTGTTGGATGATGGCGAGCCCGTGAATTCGCCTCAGCTTATCGAGCTAACCAAGCAATTTTACTTCACTCATTTTTGGGCGCCGAGCCAGCACGAAACGCTCGAAAATTTACAGCCTCGCGTCTCGATGCACGTTTTTGATTTCGCCGTTAACTCCGGATGGATTGATGCTGTTCGTGCGCTACAGCGCGCGACCGGTGTTGCCGATGACGGAATACTTGGCCCAAAAACATGCGGTGTCGTTCGATCGGCTGAGGCCCATAAGTTGCTCAACCGATTTTTTGCGCAGCGCTCGCGGCATTACGCAAAGACGCCTCGCGCGAAACGAGCAAATCTGGGCGGTTGGTTTAATCGGCTTGCTGACGAGCTGGAGAGGGCATCGCAATGAAGATTGTAAGCAACTGGCGCGAGTGTCATCGCTGGGTATCGATGCATTGCATGATGATTAGCGCATCGATCCAGGGTGCGTGGCTGGCCCTTCCTGACGACCTCAAAGCAACGATCCCGCCAATGATGGCGAGCGGTGCGGCGCTGGGTATTTTGATCCTCGGCATGCTTGGCCGCCTGGTCGATCAGTCTCGCCCTGAATGACAAGTTATTTATTTGCAGCGATCGCGGCTTTAACGCTCGTTCTTGCTGGTACCGGTTATTTCCTGAAGCAGCAAATCCAAACCAATGGCGAGCTAAAGGCGCAGGCGGTGCAGCGTGACCAAACGATACGCGAGCAAAGCCAGCAAATTGAGCAAGCGCAGAAGGATCGCGAGGCGCTTGAGACGATTAACATCCAGCGCGACAGCGAGCGAGCAGGCAATGAAAGCAGATCCAATGCCGGAAAAGATGCTGTCCGGGTGGCTGCGCTACAGCCGACGGCTTTTGCTGATTGTTATGACATCGACGTTCCTTCTGGTGTTGTGCAGCGGTTGCGCAACGCCAGCGATCGAGACGCGGGTGATAAAGCAGTACCCGCCCGCGCATCTGCTCATCGAGTGTCCCACACCTACCGTTAATGCCTCGCTGACAGTTGGCGAGGCGTTGATGTTGCTTTTCGATTACGACAAATCCTTGCGTAACTGCAACGCCGACAAGCGCGCATTGCGCGAATGGGCAAAGCAACCCAATAGCTCGCCGTGAGGCGACACAGCCGATAGGGGGACGCCCCGAACGTGGATAAGGCATGACACTGACCGCTCCTGCAACGCGCAAGCTCCGCGGCTACAAAGCTGGGTTTACGATCCAGCCGACTACGCCGAGCGCTCCTGCTGCGCCGACGATTGGAACCATTGTCGTCCTTGATAACTACATCCTGACCGTCCCAGTTTCCAGCGTACCTTCCGATGCTGACTACGCCGAGCTGCTGTGGAGCGATACGGAAAACGGCACGTACACGGTTTACCAGTCCAACATCCCGGCACTCGTCACAACTAACGTGTCGGTCAATACCGTCACAGCGGCCACGAAGTGGTTTAAGGCCCGATCGGTTAACGCTTACGGCTCAACGTTGTCGGCGGCGACCAGTGCCACCAGTAGCGCAGGAACGACCGCCACGCCTAATCAGATGGTCAACCTGCGGGTTACATCCAAAACCACGACATCGCTGACGTATGCATGGGATGCGCTGGCGAACGTAACGAGCTACACGTTGCAGCGCTGGAACGGCACTGATTGGACTACCGCGCAAATCACCGGGATTACCGGCACCACGTACACGGTCAACACGCTGACCGCAAACACCGAATACGGTGCGCGGGGCCGAGGCGTGAACACAAACGCTGCCTCGCCGAATGGCCCGCTCTCCGCCGAGACGTGGGACTTTACCGAGGCCGTCACCACGCCTGTTCCGACGCCGCCAACCGTGACGTGGGAGAGGATATCCAACACGGTCATTCGATTTATTTTTTCCGACGGCAGCGGCGCTGATACATGGGCTGGATATTCCAGATCGCCGGCGGGGTCGGGCGCTTATTCGGCACCCATAGCGCTAGCGGTTGATGCCACGTACTACGATTTGACAGTATCGCCAAATCTTACGGCTGACTTCTATGTCACTGCCACTAATACTCAAGGCAGCGCTAACAGCAATATTGCTACGGGTGATGCTTCCGGTACATATACGGTTGCTTTTAGCAGTGCGCTCGATTCGTTTACGGGATGGGATTCTGTAGGCGCTGCATGGTCGATCGAATCGGATGGCGGCGGGTCGTTTGCCCGCTGTTCGTATAACGGATCGAACACTGGGCCATACCAGCTGCGAAAAAACTTGCCCACCCAGGGGTTGCGCGAGTATTGGATCGCATTTGATACCAGGCAGAGCGTGGTAACAGTCACCTCAAAGCTGATGAAGTTCTTCGGTATCCGCACCAACGGCGGTGCCACTTATAGCAATAACACCTGGAATGCCGGGTACGGCGGTGGATTTGCTGGCGTCATGTATGGGAACGGTACGTCGGGCGGCAATGATGCCACCTGCGTGATGAAGTACATCAACGCAAATATCGATGCGCGCTCAACCGAAAATGTGGTTTATCGGAAGCTGCAAGATCTCGTTCCAACAACTGCATGGCGACGATTCAAATTTCACTGGAAGCAGAATAGCAGCGCAGCTATAGCAGATGGCGAGGTTCAGGTTTACATCGATGACGTGCTGTGGATGGATATCCGCAATTTGTTCAATCGAGGCGATGATTCTTCGGGGTACGAATATTTTACCGTCGGCGACTACACGCAGACCAACACGCCGTTTAATTTCGATGTAAAAAATCTTGTACTCAGCTTTGATGGGATGCCAGTGTAATGGCGATTATCGGGCTGGATAGTGCAGCGGGATTGGGTTCGGTCACGGATGCTACAACCGATCCGCATAAATTAATGAACGGTACGGGGTTTACGTTCACCGCAACCGCAGGGATTGAGGTTTTTAGATTTGGATTTATCCCCGGCAACGGAACCACTTACGCATCGCTCCAGATTGGCCTTTATGACATTACGTCTGGTGCGGCGGGCGCGCCATTAATTGCCTCGGCTACTGTCACCGCGGTGGCGGCAAACACTGCTGTCGTGACATATATAACAGGAGTTGACCTGACAGACGGCAACGTATATTGCGTTGGTTGGCGGGTTATATCGACTGGCACCATGAATCGCGTATTCCAGTCGAATGCATGCCGCCAATCATCGCTGACTGGCTCAAGTGCGCTAGGAGCAACTTGGGCGGATAGCTCCGGCTTAAGCCAGAAATACGCTGTGTGGGCGGAAACGCAGACATCATCAACACCGGCAGAAATTACATCCGTGACCGGTCCAGCATCCGCGGCCAACACAATCCGTCAGGGCGAAAGCTCCACGATTGCCGGCACAGGATTTGAGGCCAGTCAAGGCGCAGGTAACACTGATCTCGACGGCACATCGCTGACCGAGACAGCTTGGTCTGATACGTCGATCACGATCACCGGGCCAAGCTCTGGCGAGATGTTCGGCACTGGCAAGACGCTGACCGTCACGCCGGAAACCAACGCAGCCGATTCGATCGCTGGCCAGTCTTATCTACCGCCAACCGGGCAGAGCTACATCACGTTCGATGCCGGCGGTATTTCCGGCATGTCTGCCGCCAGTATTGGTTATGGCATTACCGGGCTTGCCGCAGGCGATCAGGCGCGATTCGAAACTACCGCCACCAAGGTAGGCGCGCCATCGACTACCTGCACAGTGACGGTTGAGGAAGGTACCGGAAATATCGAGCTGACCAATGTCACCTCAGCCGGCGATTACGAGTTCTCTGCCTGGTTCCGGGATGCATCCGACGCTACGGATTCTGGCGAGTCGGTTATTACCTTCGACGCGACGGTTCCTGTTGTCGCATCCGCAGCAATCAACATTGCTGGCAATCAGTTAACGCTAACGCTGACCGAGAATGCAGCGATCGGTGCAGGCGGTAACGGGGGCGTCACGTTAACGTCCGATGGCGCAGCCGTAACCGCTACGTATGACTCCATCAGCACCACCGATGTTATCTACGATCTCAGCCGCACGGTTGCCAGCAGCGAAACCATTACGGTCGATTATGTCCAGCCGGGGGCAGGGATCACCGATACGGTCGGTAATGAGGTCGCTTCATTCTCAGGACTCAGCGTTACCAACAATGCCAATGCATCACCGACCGATATCACAATCAGCAACAGCTACGTGTACACAACAGCTGGGACCAATGCTGTCGTCGGCACGCTGGGCGCCATAGACGGGGACGCAGCAGACACGTTCACGTATACGCTAGTTTCCGGCACTGGTGACACAAACAATGCTGATTTCAGCATTTCCGGGTCAACTTTAAGAGCTGACGACCCTGGCGCGCTGGGCGTTGGTTCTTATTCGATCCGAGTGGAAACTGACGACGGCATCTCTACACCCTTCGCCAAGGCGCTCACCATAGAGGTGAGGCTGCCAACAGCATCCGGTCAGATGGTGACTGATATGGTTTCAGACATGGTGACAGGGATGGTTGTGGGACTTACCGCGTAATCCGTCGATTACTGCAAAAGCTCGGTCAAATAGTTGACCAATCAAATATATAGGATTGATTTCAATGGCAGGCGCCCCTCCCGGAAACACAAACGCTCGCAAAGAGAACCGATTGTGGTCTGATGCTGTAAGAAAGTGCATCGTGCAGGGCAAAAAGTTAGACGCGCTGGCTGACGTACTGATTGCAAAGGCGCTGGAGGGCGACATGGTTGCAATTAGAGAGATCGGAGACCGCCTAGACGGCAAGCCAAAGCAGGCAATTATCGGCGGCGATGAGGATGATAACCCTGTCACTGTCGTGACGCGCATAGAGCTGGTGCCGATGAATGGCCGCGGTTCAGATTGAATTACCCGAAAAGCTGATTCCGGTATTTGACGGCGAGGCTGATGTTCGTGGCGCATATGGCGGTCGCGGATCAGCGAAGACACGCTCTTTCGCTAAAATGTCTGCTGTCCGGGCTTACATGTGGAGCTCGGCGGGACGAGAGGGCGTAATTCTCTGCGGCCGGGAATTTATGAACTCGCTTGATGATTCGAGTATGGCGGAGGTTAAGCACGCTATTAACTCCGAGCCGTGGCTGGCTGAGCATTTCGACATTGGCGAGAAGTACATTCGAACCAAGGACGGCAGGGTCCGATACATTTTCTCCGGCCTTGACCGCAATATCGAAAGCGTCAAATCAAAGTCTCGCATTCTGCTTTGCTGGGTAGATGAGGCCGAGCCTGTCGTTGAGACGGCATGGCAGACACTGATACCTACGCTGCGGGAAGAGGATTCGGAGCTCTGGGTGACGTGGAACCCAAAAAGCAAATCGAGCGCAACACATAAGCGCTTTAGAAACACCGACGACCCACGGACAAAGATTGTCGAGCTGAATTGGCGCGATAACCCGAAGTTTCCTGAAATTCTAAATCGGGCGCGCCTAAAGGATTTGAAAGAGCGCCCCGATTCATACGAGCATATCTGGGAAGGTGGTTTTGTCACGGTCGTTGAGGGCGCATACTTTTCGAAGCATCTCACTGCGGCGCGGGCGGAGAGGCGGATAGGACGGGTTGGCATCGATCCGCTGATGAAGGTTCACCTCTTCGCGGATATTGGCGGCACCGGAGCTCGCGCTGATGCGTTCACGTTCTGGGCGATCCAGTTCATCGGCAAAGAAGTTCGCGTAGTTAATTACTACGAGAAGGTTGGCCAGCCAATTGATGCCCATCTGGCTTGGATGCGAGAGAACAAATACACACCGGATCGCTCACAGATTTGGTTGCCGCATGATGGCAAGACAAATGACCGTGTATTCGATGTTTCGTATGAGAGCGCGTTTAAGTCCGCAGGCTACGACGTCGAAGTGATTCCGAATCAAGGCAAGGGCGCAGCGGCTTCGCGCATCGAAGCGGTGCGGCGAATGTTTCCATCGTGCTGGTTTAACGAAGAAACAACGTCAGCCGGCCTTGAAGCATTGGGCTGGTATCATGAGAAGAAGGACGAAGAGCGCGGTATTGGCCTTGGCCCCGAGCATGATTGGGCGTCACACGGCGCAGATTCATTCGGATTGGCAGCAGTTGTTCGCGATGAAGTCATTAAGGACTACACAGATAACGGCTACGACGACTATGACGAAATGTCCGACGGCGGCAGGAGTTCGATAGGTGGGTACTAATGGATTCAGAATATCCATATCGATTACTCCGACAAATACTGCCGACTCAGATTGGAATGCGGTATTTTTCTCATACGCTGAGAATGCTTCTGCGGTAGATGATTTCGATATAGCAATTGATTGGATTAAGGCGAGAAGAGTTTCATTATTTAACCAATCCGCAAAGGTGGATAGCATGAGCGAAGAATTCAGATTTGACAACTCGCCAGAGGGGTTGTGCCCGCGCCGAGCAGAGGGCGCGCCCTTGCATCCTGATGACCCGCATTGCTTTGGCATGGACTTCACCCAAGAGCGATACGACAAACAGCTAAACGCTTATCGTGACTGGCACGGCATCAAAGAGGCTTAACTAATGGACCCAATGAACGGCGCGATGCCGTCCATGCTTGCGCAAGAACCCGCTTCGGCGGGTTTTTTTATGCCCGAAGAAACGCCTGAATACATCGGCGCGCCAGAGCCTGGCGAGACATTTGGCGCAGCCAAGACCAAGCTGCTCAAGTTCGTTGAGAGCAATAACCTCGCCGAAGATCTGGACGAAGATGAGTTAAAGCGCATCGGCGTGCGGGTTGTCGAAGATTACCTGATCGATGAGACCAGCCGCGAAGAATGGCTCAAAAGAAACAAAGACGCCATTAAGCTAGCCAATCAAATCAGGGAGGAAAAGACCTTCCCGTTTCCTGGTGCGGCGAACGTAAAGCTGCCGCTGATTGCTGACGCTGCCATTAAGTTTGCTGCTCGGGCCTCCGCAGAAATTATCCGCGATGACCAAGTAGTAAAAGGCAAGGTCATTGGCCCCGATCCTGATGGAATGAAAGACGCTAAGGCTCAGCGCGTTGGAAAGTACATGAGCTGGCAGCTCACCGAGGATATGAGCGAGTGGGAGGAGGATACCGACAAGCTCCTGCATGCCCTGCCTGTGGTTGGGCACCTGTTCCGCAAGGTGTTTTACGATCCCAGTTTAAAGCGCAGCCGTACCGAACTGGTGATGCCCGATAAGCTGTGCATTAACAACACGGCTGCATCGTTGGAATCTGCCCGGCGGGTCACGCACATACTTGAAAACACGCACAAGAACACAGTGATTGAGAACCAGCGGTCAGGCGTGTGGCTGGACATCGATCTGGATCAGATCACGCCGGATAACGTGGCGACCGAGCCGGACACCGAAAAATATTACACCTTCCTTGAGCAGCATAAGTACCTTGATCTTGATGATGATGGCTACGAAGAGCCCTATATCGTCACGGTCGAGAAAGACTCGCAGCGAGTCGTCCGAATTGTTGCGCGCTACAAAGAGGATGACATTCGCGAAAACGCTGCCGGGAAAATCATGCGCATTACGCCGTGCATGTACTTTGCCGACTACAAATTCATCCCGCCGTTCGATGGCGGTTATTACTACGTCGGCTTTGGTGTGCTGCTGGCTCCGTTGAATGAAACGGCCAACTCTCTGTTCAACATGCTGCTGGATTCCGGTCGCATCAACAACATGCAGTCCGGGTTCTTATCGAAAGAAATCAAGGTGCTGTCCGGCAATTATCGATTCACTACAGGTGAGTGGAAGAAGACCGGCGCAACGTCAGAACAGCTGGCCAGAGGAATTCATCCGCTGCCGACAAAAGAGCCGAGCCCTACGCTGTTCAACCTGCTCAGCCTAGTGATGGACCTGACCAAAGATCTCGCCAGCGTGAAAGATGTGTTGGCCGGTGACGCGCCGGGGAATAACGTTCCCGCGACTACCGTCCTCGCCTTGATCGAAGAAGCGAAGAAGACCCTTAACGCGATCTACAAGCGCATTTATCGATCGCTTAAAGGCGAGTTCCGCATCCTGTACGACCTAAATTACGAGTACATGGATGATGAAGAGTATTACCGTGTACTGGATCAAGACGCGAAGGTCTACAAAGACGATTTCGACGCCGAAGGCTGTGATGTCATCCCTGTAGCCGATCCGTTCCTATCCTCGGATATGCAGCGTATGGCGCGCGCTCAGGCATTGCAGGAAACCATCGGCATGCCGGGCGTTAATCCCAAGCCGATTCTGCAATACAAGTACGAAGCCATGCGGATCGAGCCCGATCTGATTGCACAGATTCTGCCGGAAGAAGACCCGAATGCAGCGCCTAATCCAGAGGTAATGAAGCTGCAACAAGCCGTTGAAATGAAGATGGCTGACGTCCAGAACAAGGAGCGCGAACTGGATCTGAAAGAGCGCGAATTGCAATTGAAGATCGACCAGGCGGAGTGGGATAGCGCGCTGAAAAAGGCGCAGATTGAAAAGTTGGCGGCTGAGTCGCAAGCGGTAACGCTGGGTGCGCAAACAGGAGCTTTTTCGGTGGTGGCCGACAGCATGCATCGCGAGATTGAAGCTGATATGGCCAGCAACCAGGCCGCTGTAGAGCAGCAGCAAGCGACACAAGATCAATCGCAACCACAAATGTGATTGAAAAAGCAAATAGAAAGTGTAAACTGCAAATAGCTAGTAGATAGCTAACCACTATTGCCGCCTGTGAAGGCCGCGAGGAACCTATGGAAACAGCGAAGATAACGCCACAAATGTGGCTAGATTGGCAAAGAAGTCCGGCTACAGCAGCCATCGTTCAATACCTCGAAACACAAAAGACCGCTCTGATTGAGCAGTTGTTATCCCTCCCTCTCGAAAACACCGCTGAACAGCTCGGCATTCAATTTATCGCACTCCGGTACAAGCTCGACGGTTTGGGTGAGTTTCTGGATTTCGATGCCCTCGAAGAAGCCTTAGTTAAACCTGTAGAAGGTGAAGCCAATGAAGATTGAGCCGGCAGGTCATCGCGTGATTGTAAAACCCGATCCGCTGAGCGAGATCGAGGAAAAGGAAATGCAGCGGTTTCAAGAGCTGCAAAAGTCGGGGTTTGAAATAGCCGATTCCGACAAGAAGCGCAAACAAAGTGCGGTTGCCATTGGCGAGCTGGTAGCGATCGGACGTACTGCATGGCGTGCATTCGATGATGGCGAGCCGTGGGCAAAGGTGGGCGACAAGGTTCACTTCGCCAAGTACGGCGGCTATGTCACCGAAGAGGACGGCGTGCAATACCGCGTTCTCAACGATGAAGACATCACTGCGATCGTGCGAGGTGCGGCATGAGCACCGAACAATTGGCGCAGATTGATGATGTGGTGATTGATGCACCGGCAGCCGGTGATCAGGTAGACGACACACAGGATAACCCTGTTGTTGATCCCGTTATCGAAAAGGCCGTTAAAGCGGGCTGGACCGATAAAGACGCATGGATTGAAGCAGGCAAAGACCCAGAAGAATGGGTAGATGCCGCCGAGTTCGAGCGCCGCAAGCCATTATTTAACCGCCTGCATAAGTTAGAGCGGGCAATGAAGGACAAGGACGCCAAGCTAGAGGCTGTTTCAAGGCATGCCGCGCAGGTCGCCGAATTAACGCGCAAGCGCGTATTGGAAGAACTGGAAGCCAAACGCACAGCGGCAGTGGAGGTAGGCGATGTTGATGCTTTCAAGGAGGCAGACAGTGAGTTGCGCAAGGTTGAGCAGGAAAAGCCGGTTGTTGTGGCCGATGAAATCCCGGAAGAAGTTCGAGACTTTGCCGAACGGAATAGTAAGTGGTTCGAAAAAGACGAGGACATGACCGATTACGCCCTGATCCGCGCGCAAAAATATGGCGCTCAGGGTAAATCGCGAGCCGAGTTCTTGCCGCTGGTCGAGGCTGACGTAAGGCGGGCATTTGCCCATAAGTTTACCAACCCGAACAAGGAGAAGCCGGCAGCGGTGAGTACGAGCAGTGGCGAACGCAGGCCGAAAGGACACACCTACGCCGATCTGAACGATGGGCAAAAGGCAGTCTGGGCCTCGCTGAAAAATAGCGGCATGAAGCTGGAAACCTACATTCAAGAATTGAAAGATTTGGGAGAGTTGAAATGAGTCCACGCGGCCAGTACGAACGTCCAGACCGTAGCAAGTCTCCCCATAAAAAACGCATCCCAATCGGTACGCGCGACAAGTTGAATTTTGAGCAGCGCGAAGGCTTTGTCCGTCGCGTTGTTAACGATGTTGATGGCCGCGTTGCGATGTTTGAAGACGCCGGTTATGAGCAAGTACGAGCCCCTACAGAAGGGGCACCGTTAGAGGCTGGTGATGCCAGCCAGTTAGGCAGTGTAGTGCGCAAGCCCGTAGGTGGTGGCGTTGAAGGTGTCCTCATGGAAATCCCTAAAGAGTGGTATGAGGAAGATCAAGCGGCGAAGGAAGCCCGACGAGCCTTAAAAGAAACATCGCTTCTATCAGAGGCAACCGACCTCGCCAGCAATGAGGGCATCAAGATCAACCGCCCCCGCTCTGGCGTCATGATTGAATAACCCGGAGATACTCAAATGGCTACGACTAACGTAGATCGAGTATGCGGCGCGCGCCCTGTCAAACATCTCAGCGGCTCCCCGTATAACGGTCAATGCAATAAATATTTCGTTCCAGCAACGGATAACACCGCCATTTTCATTGGCGACTTCGTTAAATCTGGCGGCTCCGCCGATGCGGATGGTGTTCCTACTGTTGCGCAGGCTGCGGCTGGTGATGCACTTCGCGGCGCGGTGGTTGGTGTTATTCCTGACACTGCCGATTCGCTGATCTATCGTGCTGCCTCGACTGCTCGTTATGTGCTGGTCGCCGACGATCCTGATCTGATTTTCGAGATTCAGGAAGATGGCGTCGGTGCAGCGTTGGCGCTGGTTGATGTGGGTGAGAACGCCGACATCGTTGTAGCGGCAGGCAACACCACGACCGGCACCAGCGGCATGGAGCTTGACAGCTCGGATCACAAAACCGCTACCGCGCAACTGCGCATTCTGGGCTTTGTACAGCGCCCGGATAACGTACCAGGGGTGGCTAACGCGAAAGTGTTAGTTCGTATCAACGAACATGAACTCGCCTCCACCACCGGCGTTTAAGGGGAATCATCATGACAGGCATTATCAATACGGGTTCAGTCCCGAAGGCGCTACAAGTTGGCGTCAAAGAGTGGTGGGGCAAGGGTTACAACGAGCATCCGCTCCAATTTACGCAAGTGTTCGACACAATGGACACCGAAAAAGCGTATGAAGAGGCGGTAATGCTGGTTGGTACCGGGCTGTTTCCACGTAAGGCCGAGGGCGCGCCGGTTAACTACGACACCATCCGCCAAGGATTTTTGGCGCGCTTAAACCAACTGACCTACGCGATGGGCGTTGTGTTCACCTACGAGATGCTGAAATTCAACCAATATGATTTGGGCTTCAAAAAAGCCAATTTCATCGGTCGGAGCGCTCGCGTGACACAGGAAACCATCAATTGGAACCACTTCAATCGTGCGTTCAACAGCTCCTACACAATGGGATCTGGCCACGATGGCAAAGAGCTTTGCGCAACGGATCACCCGAATATTTCGGGCGGCACGTACAGCAACGAACTGGCAACGCCGGCTGACTTCTCCCACGCCGCTCTGGAGCAGATCATGATCCAGATCGACAACGCGGTTGATGATCGCGGATTGCCTGTTGCCATCAAGGGCAAGAAGCTGATTGGTCCGACTGCGCAGCGATTCGAGTTTGCCCGCGTCCTGAAATCGATTCAGGAAAGCGATACGGCAAACAACGCCATCAACGCCATTCGCACAGAAACCAACCTGCAAACGGTCATTAGCAATTATCTCGATGACTCCGATGCGTGGTTTGTGCAGACCGATGCCCCGAACGGCTTGCGCCGGTTTGTGGCGGAGGCGGCGGCAGCTCCCGTGCAAGAGAACGATTTCGATACCCGCAATCTGCGGTTCGCGACGTTCTTCATGGAGGCCAGCGGCTGGGAAGATCCACGCTGCCTGTTTGGCTCGCCTGGCGCCTGAAATTAACCCGTGAGCACTTTGAGGGGGTTCGCCCCCTCCGTTTTATCCAGCCCTTCGGGGTGTTCGGTCAGACATTTGGAGCAACATCATGACATCGAAAATCGCAAATTACCCCAACGGGTTCGCCAATGGCATCGCCATCCGCGGCGTTCCCATTACTCAAATGCACCCAGGTCAAGTATTTTGGGTATCTAATTCTACCGCCCTCCTTCCGGGACAGATTGGTGGATCGGATAGCAACAAAGGCACGTTCGATCAGCCGTTTGCCACTGTGGATTATGCTGTTGGGCGCTGCGTGGCAAATCGCGGCGACATCGTCATGGTTAAGCCGGGTCACGCCGAAACGATCGCCAGCGCTACCGCACTAGCCATTGATGTGGCGGGCGTGGCTGTTGTTGGTCTAGGTGTTGGCTCAAATCGCCCTACCTTCAACCTGACAGCAACCACATCGACCATCGCAATGTCGGCGGCAAATTGCACCTTCTGGAACTGCCTTGTGACGGGCGGCATAGACGCGATTGTTGCGGCGATTACGGTCTCCGCCGCTGATTGCAGGCTCCAGCTCAACTATCGTGATGTGACCGGCCAGTGTACTGATTGCGTTTTGACTACCGCTGCGGCTGATCGGCTGTACATCGATGTGAACGATTACGATGGTGCAACGGCTGCTGGCACCAATGCCGGTATTGCCATCGTTGGTGGCGATCATATCGAAATTGTTGGCCGCTATATGGATGGCAACTTCGCTGTCGGCGGTATTGATATTCGCACTACGGCAACGACCGATCTGTTTGTCCATGACTTCCAGTATTTCCGCACTCGCAACGCGGCAGATATTTTCTTGGTCGATACGATCACGGCGTCAACTGGTCAAGTTGGCCCGAATATCAACATCCGGCTGAATGACAACGCAGCAAACATCACCGAGGCGGTTACTGGAGCAACTTTCGTTGTACAGGACCCTGTGTATGTGGTGAATCTTGCGGGGGAAAAGGGCATGTTGATCAACTGGACGGCATCAACAGACGCTTGATGATGGGAGGGGTTCGCCCCTCCATTTTTCACTTATTTGGAGGGCATCATGCGCCCTAACAGTTTTACCCTTGCCGCAGCAACCAGCCCGAAGGTCTACCCGGTCAGTTATCGGAACGCCTCTACATCCGTGCAGGCCGAAGTGACCGGCACGGTGGATTACACGATCTTCTACACACTCGAAAATATCTACGACATCAGCGATCCGGCCACCAATGCGAACTGGGTAGGTGTTACCGATATGGTTGCGGCGACCGCCGACGCAGCGAAGAAGATCGACGGTTCTGTTTTTGCGCTGAAGTACGTGCTGAACAGCGGCGCTGGATCGGTGAAGATTACGACCAGTCAACCGGATGGCATCTGAGGTGTGGTATGCGCAACTACTACAAGGAAGGCGACTTCCTCGTTCGATGCGATCGGTCTGGCCAGAAGCGTCTCCGTTCTGAGTGTGTAAAACAGTGGGACGGCCTGATCGTCGCAAAAGAGTACGCGCAGGCTCGCCATCCCCTCGATTTGCAAAGACCGCCACCGGTCGAACAAGCACCCTCCGAAACGCGACCCGACTCTGAGCCTGTCTATCTGGAATACGGTCAGGTGACAAAAGACGATTTATAAGGCGGCACCATGACTACTTCGGCCAGTGTTAATTTCGACCAAAGCGCCACTGAGATAATCAAGGACGCGCTAATCCTGATCGGCGGCCTTGAAGACGATGAAACGCCGACGGCCGAGCAGCTCGATTACGCCATGCGCACGCTTAATCGGATGTGCAAAGCATGGTCCAAAAAGGGCTTGAAGGCATGGGTATGGCAAGAAGCCACCTTGCCGCTTGTGGTTAGTCAGGCGTCGTATACGCTCGGTCCTGCTGCCGCAGATCTCGTGATTAATCGGCCTATCGAGATAGCCAATGCTCGGCGGGTGGTGGATTCGGTCGAGACCGAGATTCAAATACGCTCCCGCAACGAGTATATGACCCAGCCGTCCAAAGATCAGGACGGCACGCCGGTCTATGTGTATTTCGATCCGCAACTGACCCGCTCCGTTTTATATGTATGGCCGTCGCCGGATGACACCGATTCGATCAAGTTTTCGTACAAATCCTATATCGAGGACTTCGATAGCCTGGCCAATACGCCGCACTTCCCCTCGGAGTGGCTGGAGGCCATTGTCTACAGCCTCGCGCTTCGGCTTTGCCCGATGTATGAGGTGGTTGGCCAGGACAAGTCAGACATTATGGCGATGGCGGTGCAATCCCTCGCCGATGCGGAGGATAGCGATTCGGAGCAGGGTTCTGTGTTCCTGATGCCGGAGCAAGTGTATTGAAAATTGACTTGATGGGATCACAACAACAAGCGCTGTCGAAGGTGATTTGCAATCAGTCCTCGGTAAATTGCTTTGTTGTCCCGTCGCCAGGTGGACGAAATCAATTCGCCTTGGTGGGATGCCCCGGAAGCACAAAGCACGCGACGGTATCTGGCGCATGCCGCGGCGCACACAAAATGGCTAGCGTTCCGTATTTTGTGTTTGGCAGCTCCCTGCACAAATTCAATTCGTCATTTTCCGGAACGGTTATAGGCTCTATTGGTGGCTCGGATCGCGTATCTATGTCTGACAACGGCGATCAGCTTGTTATCGTGACTGGCACCGGGCGCCAAGGCTACGTGTATACGGCCAGCACAAACACTCTATCCACGATCGCCGACCCTGATTTTCCGGGCGCGGATACTGTCGATTTTGTTGATGGGTACTTCCTATTTTCCATAGCGGACGGTCAGTGGTTTATCTCGGCGCTGGGTGACGGTACGGACTTCAATGCGCTGGATTTTGCTACCAACGAAAAATCTCCCGACGACACCCTGGCGATAGTTGAAGATCACGGCGAGGCCCTGTGCTTCGGCGAGGAAACAATAGAGGTGTGGAGCAACACCGGGAATGCGGACTTCCCGTTTGAGCGCAACGGCTCTGCGGCTATCGAGCGCGGGTTGTATGCGAGATTCTCCATCTCGAAAGATGACAACACTACGTTCTTTCTCGGCAATGACCTGATGGTCTACCGACTGCAAGGCTATACACCGGTTGTTGTGAGTGATGAAGGAACGAATACCGAGTTATCGAACTACCTGAAAGACGGCTACGAAGCCGATCTGCGTAATGCGTTCTCGTATTCGTACACCGATCACGGCCATAAATTCTACGTGCTGACGATCCCGAATCGCGGCACGCACGTTTACGACATTTCCACCCAGCAATGGCACAAGCGCAAGCATTGGGATTACGAAACCCATCATTCGGCGGCCTATGTCAACGCCTACGGAAAGCATTTGTTTGGCGGGATAGAGGGGAACCTCTATTCGATCGATCGCGATGCGTATGACGATGACGGCGCAATCCTCCGTGTGTTGCGCAGGACTCGCGTTATTGCCGAAGACGGCAGGCGGTTGCGGTACAAAAAAATCAAGTTCGTTATGGATGTTGGTAACGGGCTAACAACCGGACAAGGATCTGATCCGAAGATGGCGGTTCGGTGGTCGGATGACAACGGCCAGTCGTGGAGCAATGAAAGACTGCTCGGACTAGGGGTTGGCGGAAATTATGTTCGGCAGCCGATTGTTAGGCATATGGGCGGCTCTCGCCAAAGGCTCTTTGAATTTTATGTAACCGATCCGGTGCCATTTTACATGGCCGATTGTTACGCGGTGATCGCATGACCGATGTGTATCGCTTGTGGCCAGCAAGAGCGCCGATTATCGACCCAGATACCGGGCTGGCTACATCGGAGTTCCTTAAAGCGCTTGGTCGAATTGCTGCCTTGTTCGGCGGAGAAAACAGCACTCTACCGGTATCGTTCGTGTACGTTCCGGCGAGCGGAACCCCCTATGGAATTGTTTATCTCAACGGCTCCGGCGAGCTGACTTCGACGATAGCCCCTACCAATGGACAGATTCTAGTAGGGAGCACAGGCGCATCGCCCTCGCTGGCATCGCTGACTGGTACGGTCAATCGCATTACCGTCACGAACGGCGCAGGCACGATTACGCTTTCGACCCCGCAAGATATTCATGCCGCTGCCGCGCCGACATTTTCCGCGCTAACGCTGTCGGGGTTAACGGCGAGGTCATTCCTCTATTCGGGCGCTGGTGGTCTTCTATCTTCGACGGCCGCCCCGACGAACGGCCAATTATTGATTGGCAGCACGGGGAGCGATCCAGTTGCCGCGCAACTGACAGGGACCGCCAATCAAATCACGGTCACCAACTCGGCGGGTGGCATTACGTTATCGCTGCCACAGAATATCGGGGTTGGATCAAGCCCGGCGTATACGGGGCTGACACTCTCTGGGCTGACGGCCAATTCTTTTATGTACAGCGGCGCGGGTGGCGCATTAACCAGTACTGCCGCCCCCACGAATGGGCAGCTGCTAATTGGTTCGACGGGCGCAGCGCCCGTGCGCGCAGCCATAACCGGAACAGCTAATCAGGTGTCGGTCACCAACTCCGCCGGGGGGATTACGCTGTCCACCCCGCAAAATATTGGACCAACATCAGGGCCGACATTTGACAACCTGACGCTGACTAACGGGTTTGGGTGCAACGGTAAAACACCACAAACCGAAGCGGCGGTTAATGCGGCTATTTCCGCGACTGCCGGCGCTGCCTACACCGCTACAGAGCAAACAATGCTCAACGATTTAAAGGCATTAACCAATCAACTCAGGGCGCTGCTGATCGCCAACGGGCAGGCCGTATAAGGGGAATCATGAACATTACATTGACAAACAGTGATACGCAAAATCCAGTGATTACACGGCTCATGCGGGTAGACGCCGAAAGGCAGGAAATTGACTGCGTATCAGAGGCCCAGCTATTACCTGAGCAGTCGGCGGAGTTTGAAGTCGGCGAGGGTCAGTCGCTGGTGGTGTTTACGCGATGAGAAATTTTTACCGGCTCGCGCAAATCGATGTCGTTCCCGCAATGAACGCCCTGAATCAACACGCTGATCTGTGGAATCAGAACCAATTGCGCACCCAGGCGGAGGGTACTCCGCACCGAGAGCTGGACGATATTTGGCTGCGGATGAACGATCTTGAAAAGTGCCGGCAGGCTATTTCGGAATCGGCGTTCTACGACCACAGAGAAAGCATAAATTATCCTGCCTGGGATTGCTTGCCGCAGGTTCGGCACCTTGTCATGACACTGATGTCGGCGGTCGAGGGGCAAAGGCTTGGCCGGTGTTTTATCTCGCGCATGAAGCCGGGCAGTCAAATTTATCCCCATAAAGACATTGGCGATGATCTTTCTGTCCACTACGACAATGAGCAGTATTACTCTCGGTACCACATTGTTTTACAGGGGCTGCCGGGAAGTTTGTTCATGTGTGGAGGCGAGACAGTTTGCATGCAGACCGGGGAGGTGTGGTGGTTCAACGGCGCCTTGGAGCACTCTGTAATAAACAACTCTGCTGATGACCGCATTCATATTGTTGTGGATATCAAATGCTGACCGCTCAAGTTGAGAGCTTTACCGATGCGCTGGATGAGCTGAAGCGATTATTGCCGCTTCATTACGAAGAGCTTGCGTTGAACAAGGACTCTGTTCCGCTCGATCCGCAATACGAAATTTATTTGCAGCGGGATTCGGCGGGCGAGGTTGTTTTCGTCACGCTGAGGGATCTGGGGGTACTGGTTGGGTATTTCATCGGATTTGTTGCGCCTGGGTTGCATTATAGAACGTGCCTAACCTGCACGATGGATATTTTTTATGTAGTGCCAGATAGCCGGGGGGCGCGCGGTGGCGTGCGACTATTTAAGGCGGTCGAGTCAGAGCTCAAGCGTCGCGGCGTCGATCGCTGGTTCGTTGGCTCAAAAGTGCATAAAGATGCAAGCAAGTTATTTGAATATCTCGATTTCTCAAAGGTAGAGACGTACTACAGCAAAATGCTGTAAAACAAAATTCATCGTCGTGAGACGAGGAGCGGGGTTATGACATGGTAGCGGCAGCGGCTGTTGGAAGTGCTGTAGTCGGCGGGTACGTTAGCTCGCAAAATGCCAAGAAAGCGGCAAAATCCTCTGAAAAAGGCTCCGATGCTGCCGCGCAGGTTCAGTGGGATATGTACGACCAATCCCGCAAAGACCAAATGCCGTGGCTTGGCACGGGTCAGAACGCATTACGGCAACTTGCCGCCCTCAATGGCGTTATGTACAGCGACGATCCAGAGGCGACAAAACCGTTATCGCAGCGCGGGGGCAGCATTGATTCGCTGGATGATCTTAATCAGCTGTATCGTGAAGTACTAGGCCGGGATGCTGACTCCAGTGGCGGTAAATATTACCTCGGCTGGGATGTGCAAGACGTACTCGCGGATATGCGAGGTAGCGACGAATACAATCGGCTTAAAGCGGCAGGAAAATTACCCAAGCCATCATCTATTACCCCGGTAAATCGCGGCGGCTTTTCGCAGAGCCCGGATTACTCCGCGTTTTTTAACTCCCCCGACTATCAATTTGCATTTCAGGAAGGCAATCGAGCGGTCAATGCCGGTCTTGCGGCTCGCGGGCTGTCCAACTCTGGGCGCGCCATGAAAGAACTGACTCGCTACGGTCAGGGTGCTGCCTCTCAGCAATTAAACACCTATCGGAACGCATTGGCGGCAATGGCCGGCGTCGGGCAAACGACAGCCGCAAATCTTGGCAGCCAGGGCATGCAGGCCGGGCAGATTATAGGGCAGGCCAAGCAAAACTCTGCTGATGCAAGAGCCTCTGGATATCTTGGTCAGGGTAATGCGTGGAGTAATGCGATTAATCAAGGCATCGGTGCTGGAGCCTATATGTACGGGCGCTCTGGCGATGGCGGTTATGACCCAACCAGTTACACCCAAGTAAACAGACGCTACGGGATAACGTGATATGGCATCTGCAATTAACCAACTTATTGCGCAATCGCAGGGCCCGGACATTCTCGGATCGGCCATGCGCGGGCTGGCCGCTGCTGACCAGCAAAAAGCAGCGGCGCAAGATCGCGAGATGAATCAGCAGCGAATTTCATTAGGCCAAAGACAAATGGCGATGGCCGATCAGGAGTACGCTGCGAAACGCATGGAGCAGGCGCAAAAGAAGATTGCCAATGTCGCCGTTGGCCTTGATCGGCTGTCTGATCCTGCGCAGAAAAATATGTTTTATCAGCGAGCATTGCAGGAAGCAGCTAGTCGCGGAGACGATGTTTCGCAATTTCCTCAGCAATACGATGAGCAGGCGAAAGCCATCCTCGATTACCACAAATCGCAAGTTTATGGTGGGGAAATTCTCAAAGAGGAGTTGGGTCGCAAGCCGAAAGACCTCACTACTCTAATCGGCAAGGCCACTCCTGAATCTATCGCGGCCTATGAGCAGAGCGGCAATATTGCCGATTTGCAGGAAGTTCGGGAATCTATTTCTCCGCTAGATCGTGAAAAACTTGCGATAGATCGGGAGCGCCTGGCGATAGAAAAAAGCCGACAAGGCGGTGACAGCAAGCCCCCGGCAGGCTATCGGTGGGCGGATAACGGCGCAGACCTCATTCCAATACCGGGCGGCCCGGCGGATGCAAAACAAGGTCAGCGAAATGCCGTGCCGACAGAAGGGGAGCGAAAAGCGGCAACACTCTATTCGCGGCTTAAATTTTCAGAGCAACAATTACAGGACGCGCTAGCGGGTGCGGATGGTGCTGCCAAGCCGTCGCTGCTGTCAGAGAGCGTCCGCGCGATTGGCGGCGACACGGCGGCCAATTCCGTGACAAGCCAAGAGCGGCAGCGTGTTGAGGCGGCTCAGCTAGATTTGCTAGATGCGGCGTTAACACTGGGCACTGGTGCTGCGTATACGAAGGAGCAATTGAGAGGGTACGCAAGGAGCTACTTTCCGCAAATAGGCGATGACGAAAAGACCGTTGCCGATAAGCACGCCCGATTACAAAACATCATTGGCGCTGCAAGAATCAGCGCTGGTCGAGCCGCAGAAGATGCCGATGCCATGCCGGGGCCAGAGAGTGGCGCTGCTGGGAAATATTCTGCCGGCCAAATAATCGAGGTTAATGGCAAACAATACCGCGTCATTGGCGGCGATCCGAACGATCCTGACGTGGAGCCGCTGTGATGAAATTAAGCGAGATACAGCCCGCCCAAAAAACGCTCAAGCTGAGCGAGCTTCAGCAGGCGCAAAAAGATAGTGGCGGTTTAGGACAAATGGTTGGAAACCTTGCTGCTGGCGCTGTGCGCGGCGCTGGGTCGATAGGAGCAACGATAATCGCCCCTTACGACATGGCAAAAGATGCATTTGCCGGAAAAGGTTTGTCGCTTGAGTCCAATCGCCAGCGCCGCGCCGATATGACGGCCGGCCTTGAAACACTTGGCGCACAGCCTGATTCGTTGGCATTCAAGGGTGGGAAAATTGCCACTGAAATCGCCGGCACTCTCCCTGTTGGCGGCCTTATTGGTCGCGGCGCTCAGGCGGTAGGCGCTGCTCCAAAAGTCGTTGCTGCGCTCAATTCAGGAGGCTTTTCGCTAGGGAATGCGCCCAAGGCTGTAACGCTTGGCGGCAAGGTGGCTGATGCCGCGCTGAGATCCAGCACTGGCGGCATGGTCGGCGCGGCAACCGCTGGCCTAATAGACCCCGAAGAGGCCAGAGACGGAGCTTTGCTAGGGGCGGCTATGCCGGGTGCGGTCAAGCTCGCGGGAGAGGCTGGCAAATTAATTAAGAAAGGCTCAGGCGGTTTGTTGTCGCACATTCTCGGAGCAACGACAGGCACCGGTGCGGACGCGATCAAAGTTGCGTACCAGTCAGGCAAAAACGGGCTCGACGACTTCCTTAAAAATATGCGCGGGCAATCTGAGTTCGATGACGTGGTTGATGCGGCCAAGCAGGGATTGGCGAACATGCGCGCGGATCGTCAGGCCGCTTATCGCAGCGGCATGGCCGACATCAGCAAAGACAAGTCAGTTCTTGACTTCGCTCCGATTGACAAGGCAATGAGCAGCGTTTCCGGCATCGGGAAATTTAAAGGCGTTGAGATCAAGAGCAAGGCTGCTGATACGGTCGATGAGCTTAAAACAATCGTTGACCAATGGAAGTCGCTTGACCCTGCTGAATATCACACGCCAGAAGGCTTGGATGCGCTCAAACAGGCAATTGGCGATGTTCGCGACTCCACGCAACTTGGAGCGCCTGCCCGACGCGCAGCTGACCAACTGTACAACTCGGTCAAGGGTGAAATTGTTAAACAGGCCCCTGGCTATGCCAAGGTGATGAAGGATTATGCCCAGGCGTCTACCACGCTAAAAGAAATTGAGCAGGCATTATCCGCTGGCCATAAAGCGTCAAAAGATACCGCTATCCGCAAGCTGCAATCTTTGCTCAGAAACAATGCGCAAACTAATTACGGTAACCGCCTATCACTGGCTAAGCAGCTAGAGGAGCAAGGTGGCGTTGAATTAATGCCGTCTATTGCTGGGCAGGCGCTGAACTCGTGGACTCCGCGCGGCATGGTTGGCGCGATTGAAAAGGCTGGGCTGGGTGGCGCAGCGATATTTCAACCGCAATTGTTGGCTGGCGCACCGCTGGCAAGCCCAAGAATGGTTGGCGAAGCCGCTTATGCGTTAGGCCGAGGAACGGGGGCGGCGCAGCGGCTGGCAGCACCCGCCACGAGAGCTATGCAGTCGCTGCGGCAAGCGGGGACGCCTGGTGTTGGGGCGGATATTTTACGGACATCACCGCTGGTTATTCTAGCCAACCAAGCAGGCCAGCGATAAAAGCTGCGCCGCACAAAACAGCCATTTTCAGCACCATGAAATCGGTGAATTCCATCTTTTTCGCCTGATTAAGAAGTTATCGCTGTGAAGCGACACGGAGTAAGCGCATGTCCTATTATCCGGCAACACCCTTCGTTCCACAATTCCTGACTGATACCGGCGTTCCGCTATCTGGCGGAACGATTACTGCGTATCTCGCTGACACCACAACGCCAACCAACATGTTTATCGATGAAATCGGCACCTCGGCCGGGCCGGTAATCACGTTAAACGCGCGTGGCGAGCCTGTTGTATCTGGGAATACGGTCGCCATTTGGCTTGATTCGACGGTGACCTATAAGTTTGTCCTGAAGGATGCCTCGGCGGTGTCCAAATGGACGGTTAACGATGTTCATGACCTTGGCGGACGACTGAGAACTGATCTTGCCGAAGATTCCGATGCGCAGCTAGGTTCTGCACTGGTTGGCCACTACGACCCCGTTGCCCCGACCTACCTGAAAACAGTCTCCGACATGCTTAACGGAGCCGAGGTTTCTGCGCTCCGATTTATTCCAAAGACTCAGTGGGCGGCTATCAGGGATGGCAGTAGCGCCGTTGACGTTTCGGATAATTTAAACGAAGCCTTCGATGCAATGGCGACGAATGGTCGTGGAAGGTTGCGTCTGCCATATGGGAATTATCTCGTCTCTGATTCGCTCGTCGTTGCAGGGAATAATATATCTATTGATGGCGAAGGGTGGGGTACAGTCATTACCGCATCCGGCGATTTTGGCAATGTGCTGGATGTGGGCGATCAGGCTGGCACGGCGGCTCTTGCCAATTTTTCTCTTCGTAATTTGCAGTTTTCGATGTCTGGCGTGGTGACTAATGGATCGCAAATACATATGGATGCCGTCACCAGCTTTATTGTCGAAAACGTCAGAATTTTAAATGGTCATATCGGTATTTCATTGCTCGGTTGCGATCAAGGCCACTTCGATAATGTGTACGCCCTGTTTAATTCATCCAATGGCGGATCAACGGCAGGGCAAAAGTATTTGTACATTGCGCCAACCGCCAATACCGGCAAAGGAGCCCACGGCGGTGACTTGTTCTTTAACAACATTAATCTTCGCGGCGGCTCAACCAATCGCGCCGAGACCGGAGTGCATATCACTGCGGTAGATGGTGCGTTCTTTAATAACTTCCATGTTGGAAGCACGACCGGCCACAATTTGCTGATCAATCCCAACACCGCCACCAAATGCACCGGCATCCTGTTTGGCGCAAACACCTGGTTTGACCTTTGCTCCGGCATAAACATCCAGATAGCGGGCCAGACTCCGACGCTCCATGGTGATTTTCGGTTCATCGGGTCAAAAATCCTTGGGGCAGGGACTGGGCAGCACGGCGTCGTGTTGTCGAACAGCGACGCGGAAAAGATTGTTTTTGATGGAGTAGAAATAACCGATTTCGATTATCACGGCATCGATATTCGCAGTGATTTTACCGGCGAAATTACAATTTTAAATTCAACTATTTTGGATTGCGCTGATTTTGGATCAGGGGCCGCCAACGGAATTAATCTTATAGGCGATTGCACGGCGACCATTCGTGGCAACACAGTGCGCGGCGCCAATCATGCTGAGGGTATCGGTATCTCTGGAGCGAAAACAAATTGCACGATCGACGACAATATTCTCGACGGCAACATCGCCCCGATGTCCGCCCTGACCGGAACGAACATCAGCCAGAAAAACAACAGAGGATATAACCCGCAGGGGTCAACCTCTATTTCGGTAGGGGCCTCGCCATACACCTACACGAATACTTACGGGAGCAATATGGAGGTATTTATTCAGGCCGGCACGGTTAGCGGCATTGCCAAAAATGGCAGCAATATTTCAAACATGCAGAGCGGCTCATTAATACTCTGCCCTAACGAATCCGTAACAGTGACGTATTCAGTCGCCCCCAGTATGCGAGGATTCAGACTATGATTGTCATATCCGATGATGCAGCGGAAGCTTTAGTTAAGCTTGGCCATCCGCCGCACGATTACGAAGGATAGATTGCGATCCATCGCATGTGGCAAGGCTTTAAGGCGAAGAAGTAAGCATGGCGCTGATCAGTGCTAAGTGAGTATTGAGTAGCGAAAAATGCTCTGCTACTCGTTTGGCGCCCCTCTCGCCCATCGGTCGGCGTAGATTTGGAATGATGGTGAGAGTCATCAGTTTTTCCATTGCTGACTCAGCGCAGTTTTCTCGGTAAATCAAGCCGGTGACACCATCCTCGACGCATCCGCTGACGGATTTGTTATCGGGAGCCAGCACAGGCAATCCCGCGCGCATATATTCGAGCATGGATAGCGAGTACCCAACCTCGCCGCGCGATGGCTGAATAGCAATATCGCAGCCCGCCAAGATCGCCGGTACGTCACTTCGTTTGCCCGCCCACGTCACGCGGTCTGTAATGCCAAGCGTGTCCGCTATTGCCTGTAGTCTAGGCAGATCAGGCCCATCACCAATGTGCAGGAAATGCACACCATCAACTAGCGCAATGAGTCGAAGCGCGAAGTCGATATTTTTGATGGGTGCCGCTCTACCGGTGGAAACCAAAATAAGGCGATCAGCCGCAATACCGAACTCAGCGCGCACATCGATCGCGTCAACACTGATCGAGGGCAATCCATTGGGCGCAGAAGCGGTTTTGTGCTCCGGCACGCACGCGACATCGATCAACCGCTGCCTGACAAAATCCGTTGCACCGATGGCGAGATTTACGGTAATCCACGGTAAGCGCTGAATGGCAGCCTTGATCCATCGCTTTATCCCTTTCGGCGCCGTCCGCAATCCTGGTGTATGGTCGTGCGTGACAATCCTGCGCACGCCTGCGATTCGCCACACTGCATACCGCCAATGCCATGTTGGCTGATCGGTTAAGTAAATGGTTTTGATGGCGTTGGCGCGAACAAACCGGCACTGCTTGACGAGCGAACCAGTGGTGGTGAAATTAATCTCTGCGGTGCGTGCCGGGCATTCTGCAATCGCGGCAGGAGTAGTCGTGATCTTCGGGTAGGCAATGACTGAATGGCCGTCGTGATGCTCTGCTAAGACCTTCCAAAAGCTCTCCATGAGCCACCACGCATAGCCAACACCTGATTCCCAATTTGCAGCCATGAGCAGGCCGTTCTTTTTGTTCATCTTGCGCTCCTTGGTTAGTGGAGCGCACAGCCAAAAATTCAGCCGCACGCTCCGGTTATGAGTCATGCGGATAAATCAAGAATATTTTTTAGTGCGCGCGGCGCGGAGCTTGGGTGCCAGCGGTTTTGTATTGGGCGAAATTTGAATATGTAGAATCGCTCGATGGTTTCGAGCCATGTCTTAGGAATTTCAGGGATAAGAAAGATCGCCTCGAAGTCTTTATCGAATGCATGATCCTGAATCCGCGCGCCGACGCAGCCAGATTGCCCGACGTAAACAATCGCGCCGTGATGGATTAGGAAATAAACGCCTTGTCCGTGCAGCTCTCTGCCGGTGTACGGAACTGCGCCTGCAACAATGACGCTTTCGCTTAGAAGGAAATTCCTGAAATTATTATGGAGCCACGTCCTTGGCCCCTGAGCAGTCCCGTTCCATGGCTCATCAAACCAATAACCGGCATGGCTCTCGCAGTAATCGATCATTTCGCACCCTTCTGCAAAAGAAGGGTAAGCGCTGATTTATGTGCCTAGTTTTGTGCCTAGTGCTGTGCAGAAATGAGCGATTAACTACTGCTGATTCCTATATAAAACAGTAACTTATTGTTCTATATAGTGCTCATAACGGACTTAAAATCCCTCGGCTGGAAACGGCCGTACCGGTTCGATTCCGGTCCCGGGCACCAATTAAATCAGCTACTTACCTCTGTTTTTGATTGTCTTGTTAGTTTCTTGCGTGCTCTAGTGTGCCTTGTTTTGTGCCCACTAAGCCTGAGAATAGCATCTTGCGCCGGCCCTGTCTGTAGGTGTGAATAGCGGCTTGTTACAGCTAGGGATGAGTGGCCTAGCAGGTCGCGTAATACGGTTAGCGGCGTCTCTGGATCGCTGGCAATCCAAGAAGCGAAGGTGTGCCGCAAATCGTGCTGGCGGACGTGTGGCATTCCGACCTTTTCCCGCGCTTGCTCCCAGTCGTCACGCAAACTCTCGGCATGAATGGCGAACGGCAGATGCCCCATTATCCAATGCAGTTCTGGCACCAGTGGAATCGTGCGAGGTCGACCATTTTTTGTTTTCGATGGCAGGACAATATGCGGTGCGCGCCACATGTCGGGCGTTAGTTTGTATATCTCACTCTTGCGCAGCCCTGTATAGGCCGCGAGCAATACGAATCGAATCGCCTCTTGTTTTTTCATCGCGCCGATAAACTCGGTCACCTCTTCGCGCGTCAAAAACACTTCGCGCGCCAATCCTTTTTCCGACAGCATTTCAATACGCTGGCCGAGCGGTTCACGAATCCATTCCCATTCTTTGTACGCAAGGTTTAATACGCGCCTGACTACTGCGAGGCGACGGTTGATTGTTAAGTTGGAAAGACCATCCGCGAGCATGGCCGCTTTCATGTCGCTGGCTGCCGACACGCTGCGGAGCAGGGGGATTGACTCCATGTAATAGCGAACGTTTCTTGCGTGTGAGTACATTGATTTTGGCGCGCCCGATTCAATCCATTTTGCAAGCGCGTCACCAAATGTTCGATTGAGTGATTTCCCAAATTTTAATGCGGTCGCGTCATCTTCGAGCCGCTTGCGGAGGTCGCGCTCGTATTTTTGAGCGTCTTTCTTTTTCGCGGTCCCAGCAGACTGTCTAATTTGCTGGCCGTTGAATTGGAACTTAACCCACCAGATTTCCCCGCGCTGATAGACCGACATTCTTGTACCTCAACAATCCCGCGATTAATTCGGCGGCGCATAATAAACCGCTGCAATTCGGACTCCTCAATGCGATCTGCTCTCGCATCTTTGCCGCAGCTAATAACAATTATTTCGCCATCAGAAATCAGGTTTCGCACATGGCGATCCGACACGCCGAGAATTTCGGCCGCTTCTGATATTTTGTAAAGGCGTTGTATCTTCGCCGGCTCACCCATCACCCCACCCTCTACCCAATATGCAAATGTGTTTCGATTTCAGCAGCAACACTTAATCCCAAAACACCCACGCGGCCAACATGCAGACAAGAAATCCTAGTGGCTCGCCAGACCCCAATGCATTGCCGGAGGCAAACAAAAAGAACGCCGCCATCATTCGCCACCTTCCGCGAGCAGTGCGCGCAGTTCGTTCGCGGCTTGCATTTCCTTTTGCTCCATCCAATGAGCAGGGTAAAAGTATTTCGCAACCCTCTCTAACAACTCCCTCGGCACGCTCACGCTGCCTGGCTGGGCGGAGAGGGTGGCGCGGGCTTGCCATGCGCCCCATGCGTCAGTGGCGTGCGTAGATGAATAGCTATCACCATCGCGAACTGGTTTTATAACAGCACGATAAGTATCTGTTGGCCACCACTTCTCGAACTCTGCGCGCTCGTCCATCACTTACTCCACCAAAACCGCCAGAACAAATGATTCGCTGGCGTGAAACCAAACTTCAAATCTTGGCGGAAAGCGCAATTGCTATAAATTAACCTTCCAAGTTGAATTTTTATTATCCGATCTTGCATCACTCCCCCTCCGGCTGCTGTGCGAGGCAGCCCAATGCAGCGCTTAATGCGGCATCAATATCGTGGTGCCAAATGTCATACGATCCAATTGGTGTATCCGGATAAAATTGCAGCCGTATAATTGTGTCGGTATCGATCATCTTGGCTAATACGGACGGCTCAATTTCTGGTGGGCATTCATGATGTTGTGCCTTCTCCAGCGCTTCTTTTGCGGTCTGGTAATAATCCCGATGCTCGTTTACCGTTAGAAATACGCCGCATTTACAGCGGGCCAAAAGGTCTTTTAGTTTTTCCATTTACTTTTCCTCCGGCTGCTGTGCGGCGGCGATGGCTGCACGCGCCTCAATTGCAGATTCCTTCAACCGCGCCATTGATTCGGCGAGTCGTCCTTGCGCTACTGGCTTTTCATAGCAATAAACGACGGTATTTGCTGCAACTTCAAGCGAACGCAGCGTCGCTAGCAACTGATCGCGCTGCTGCTTGATTTTCTTGATCTCTGCTTCCGCTTCGATCACATCACACGAATCACAGCTATCAATTCGCCGCCCGTGCTGGCAATAAATTCTGTCGATCATGACTGGTCTGCCTCCTGCTGTGCGGCGGTTGGGGCTTTAGGCCGTCTGCATGGAAGCATGCCCTGAGTAAAGGGCATTCCTATAGCAAGACCGCCTGATTCTGTCAGTGGTCGCCATGACCAATCATCGTCTTGTAAAAACTCGTCACCTACCTGAATGGTTTCACCAACGCAAAGCAATCGGTATCCACCACCGCCGCTTTCAACAGCTCGCTTGCCTCGCTTTAAACGATTCTCCAGCGCTTCGACACACAACATCCGACGCTCTTTGCCGCCTTCGCTCAATCCAGACAGGTCGCCCTCGATATAATCGTTTTCGATAGTTGCCAGAGCTTCGCTCAATAGCCACTCATCCCCGCCGCTTTCGACAGCTCGCTCCGTTCCAATATCGCGCCGCAGTTGGGCTTCCCACAATTCGCGCAAACTCTCAATAAAACACTGAGCCAACAAAGAAACGCGCCCTTTCGTGCATTCGAATCCCTGTGCGATAAGCTCTTCGACTGTTTGCTCGATATGGAAGCCTCTCGCCCAACCATCTTTCACAATATCAGTCGGTGTGGTGCCGTCTTTGTAGACTGGTTTAGAAACAGCAGCGGGCGAGGACGCGGCGTAGATCGGCCAAAATCGATAACCATCGACTTTTGGTTCGTGTTTTTGCCACCACACACTGCAAATCGAGTTTGTATAAGGGTGACTTATTAAATGTTCCAAGTCACGAATGTAGTTCGCACTGGTGCCGACCCAACCGATAACATCCTGCCCGCTCGGCTGCGGGGCTGTGTTTTTTAGCGCATCAACATTTTCAAGCGCCTGCTTAATCATCGACGCCGCTAAAAACTCCTGCCTTGAAGCAGTGCGGCGCGACAGGTAGCCAATAACAGTTTCTATTTGGTCCCTACTAAATTCACTCATCACTTTCTCCGATTGCGGCGCGGATTAACTCTCGCCGCGCTCACGTCTTGGGGTAGTAACTTCCCAGCCAAGTCCAAATAAAAATATGAAACAGAAAGTAGTAACTAAATAATGTGTCCCGATTGCGTAATCGACCAAAGCGCCGATCAAACCAAATAAAATAGCGGGGACGACTACAAAGAAAATGCGCATTGCTGTTTTCATTCCCCACCTTCCTGCGGCGCTGGCTCCCAAATCCATGCATTAAAACAATGTGACCACCAGCAATACACTCCACGCTTGCGAAGTTTGCGCTTACGTTGTGTGTGTACGACGCGCACTTCGCCGCGCTTTTTGCGCTGCACTAGCACGAAATCTTCCTCGGTAACTTGATACATCACTCACCCTCCTGACGCGCAGAGGGGGCGGCGTAAACATCCATGCGCCATCCAGCAAGCCTTGATTCATGCGGCTCACGCCCCGGCTTAAACGTAAAATGCCCGTCGTCGTGAAGTGTAGCTATCGGCTCCTGCACACTCGGCTGCGGGGCTGTGCTGGATACGCGCAACTGTTCAAGCAGGTCGAATTTTGCTTCGTCCTTAGTTGCGCCATGACCGACAGGATCGCCGGGCTCATAACCGTCAACCGTTGCCGAATAATCCCATCGCCGATCAGGAATCGGCGGGCAGTCGTAGCTAAAATTAATTCGCAGATCACTCATCGTCGTCACCATCATCAATATTGTCGGTATAAAAAATATCACCGCATGCGGCGCATCGGTCTTTGTCGGGTAACTGATCATCTTCGTCATCGTAGGGGTACGTGACCTTGCAGCCACAGCTAGGACAGCTCATCTATTTCTCTCCCGGTTGCGGCGCGGATTTATGATTTTTCAATTGTTTAATTTTCGCCTCAAACTCTTTCAAGTCACCCTCGAAATGCACCACATTCAAGCCAGCAGCTATCCACTCTTCGATGCACTTATCGCAGCGGTTTGCTTCCATCACGCCGTGTTTGCACCAGCCGCCACACACAACGAATTCGCTCATGATTCCCCACCTTCCTGCGGCGCTGCGTGCTTATCCCGAACGTGGTCTTTTAACCCAGCCGCCTTTACCCGTCGCCCACATTGCGAGCATGTAACTTTTTTCGCTCGGCTCTCGCGTTGCTCGCGTTCGTAACTGACTGGGAAGCCGGGTGCGGCATGGCCAAATCGCCGTTTATTTCTGTCACCAATGTATTCGCCGGTTTCTTCGTCCAGCAGGCCGTCAAGCATCATGTCTGCAATTTCACCCATCACTCATCCCCCTTCACAGCCGGCGCGGCGTTGAGCTGTTCACGAATTTGGTTTAACGCTTCTGCATCTGTTTTTCCTTCGCCCTTGTAGCTCATGCCCTTTGCGTCAGTGAAAAGCCAAAACGTATGGTGCTTTCCGTTGAGTCGGTAATCGTTGTGTACAGCCAACCGACTGCATTGCGCGCTCAATAACGGCAGCTTCGTCATATTTCTTGCGCAGCTCGGACGCTAGTAAGGTGGTTGCTTCTTTGATCGCCGCGTTTTTCACTTCCCCAGCGATTTGCCGAATATCAAATTGCGCAATTATTTCCGCGAGCAGGTGTTTTTTTGCTTGCTCTATGACTGCCTGTTTTGTTTTGGCATCAAGTTCAATATTCATTCCCTGCCCCCCCCCGCCAATTCGTACATTTCGCGCTGGAATTTGGTTCGCTTCGTCGTCAATTTGGTTTCTCCCAGTTACTTAACGCGCTTGCGCTGCTTTAACGCCTCTTCTGCAATTTCAGAAGCCAGTGCTACGCGAGATTGCAAAGTCCGAATTTGTTCCTTGCCGCGGTTCCAGTTATTTTGCTCCATAGCAAACGGCAGCGCGGCTATCATCGCTCGATCGTAAAGCGCTTGGCGCTCTCGACGTTCGTGTTCGAGACTGCGATTAGTCGCTAGTTTTTTCTTCCCGGCTGCATAGCCTTTTGAATATCCGCGTAATTCAGCTTTCTTGATTTCGTCAGGAGTGCTCAATTTGTTTTCTCCGCGCGCTTAAAATCGATTAGCTGCAACGCTGAACTATTTCTCGGATCAGCTCTTCCAGAGTTGGCGGTTGAGGCTGGTTTTGTTCTGGCTTCTTCTGAACATGAATACCGAAACTCTCAAGGCATGGTCTGCAAACCTGTAAACGCATGTCTTTAACAAAGTGGGTATCCGTACATAGCTGTTTACGCATTGCTTACACTTGCTCAAATGTCCGTCAGCCATGTTTCTGTGCCTAGGGAATTCGGAAAGCTGCCTGGTTTCTCCACATGTTTTGCAAACCTTGTGCATAACCCCTCCTAAAATGGGGCGCTGTCGCTTTCATCCCACGCACTCTCTGGCGCTTTCTGGCGCGGTTGTGGTGGCTGCTCGTTGCGCGAAATTAGCTTTATGTCAGAAACGTCGAGCGTGATGTACGTTGTGCCGTTGTGCTCGCGTGTGCCTATATTTCCCTCGACAACAATTTGTGATCCTTTAACGATGTAGTCGGATACCTTTTCCCACCGGTCGCCCCACGCGCTGCAATCCAACCAGACGGTTTGTTTCCGGTCGCCCCATCCGTTATCGAACGCTGCCGAAAATCCCATAACCTGTTTTCCGGCCGGAGTGCTTCGCAAAACCGCGTCTTTACCGACTCGCACCAGCTCTTTGAAATTCATGCAGCCATCCTCACTAGTTGTTTGTGTTCTTCGTCTACTTCGGCGAGAAATTTAAGAAGCTTTTCTTCGTACTCTTTTATCGCTGCTTCATTGCGCTCGATGCGGATCGTGAATAATTGGAGCTTCCCTGAAAGTCGCGGATCGAACGAAACGAAGTCGCAAAAATCAGCACCCGTTACCCACATGTTGTGTAGCACTTGTGGTTCGTATGCGGCAGGTAGTTTGTTCGCGCGCAGATAGCCGATATGCGTGAAGCTCTTCGGCGCCTTCGCCTCCCAAATCCCAACGCTATTGCTTTCCTCAATAAATCCATCGACGCTACAACCAGCCATGACGTCGGGCAGATAAACAAAACCCGATTCGCTAACCAGTAGGCCGGTTTTTTCTTCGTAGGCCATGCGTGCGAATGGCTCTTGCTCGGTACCCCATGCCATTTCAGCGCTGATAAATCCCTGCGGAGCGGGGGAGCCAGTCATGCGCTCAATCGCAAGCTCTAGGCGGTAATCACGACGCGCTGCGGCTTCGCCAGATTTAATCGTTGCGAGGATGTCGGCGGCGCGAGAGCCGGTTGCTCGACCAGCGCGATCGACTCTCCATTCGTCCGTTCCTTGCGCGTGAGGTGAAACGATGAAGCGGCTCATCACGCTTCCCCTTTTAATTTTTTGCCGTGCGCTTCAACCGCTGCCTTGAATGCGGTGTATGCCGGCATGTCGTTAGCTGCTTTGATTTCCGCAAGACCCGATTTCCATATCAGTGCAAGCTCGTCGGCGTTGTCGCAGGCAGAAACCTTGGCGATTAGTGCATCCGCATCGACAATATCTAGTTCTACGTGAGCGACGCCCATATCCTTCTCTATGATTCGCTCGGCTTCATCCTGGTCATAAATGCCGACGTAGCCGAATGCTAGACGCGAGCACTGAATCATCGCTTTGTGGCGCAGCATCCGGCGCGGGTGTGATTTCCACGGCCCCGCATCGCGCTTGCACTCGCTCATGTACTCTTTGATTTTTACCGGGTGAGTGCGATCCTTGCGGTAGATAACGCACTCAATCCACGACAGGTCGTCTGCTTCGTTGAACTCCATTCCGTCAAATTGCGGATTCTCGTTAATGATCCGAGACCAGCCGTCTACGCCAACAACAGGGACGATGCCGTTGTTCTTATCTGGGAACGCATAAATCTCTTTAGTCCAAGGATTTAATCCATATTGATTTGCGACAATCATTAGTGCGGTCATCTGGCCGTCAGTCACCGGCCCCTTGAACGCGGTCGCCTTTAGCGTGGACATAACCTCGTTTTCATTGACGCCAAACCGCTGCGCCATCTGTACAGCGAGTGCATTGCTCATTTGCTTTCTCCATCCCATCGCTTGCACCACTTCCAAATGGAGGCAATGCTGAATTTAAGCGCGTCGGCTATTTGTTGATATGTTTCGCCGGACTCTCTGCGCGCAAGAATTTCCGCTTTATGAGCGGGGACAATTTGTGCGCGGAGCGGCTGAATTAAATCCTTATTCCCGTGACACTTAAGGCAGAGCGTTTGCAGGTTCTCTAAAGTGTTGTTTGTTCGGTCTTTGTCTTTATGATCGATGGTTATAGGGCGATTCCATGCTGCTTTATGTTGAGCATCGGTCATGCCGCATTTAACGCAACTAAACGAATCGCGCTCCAACACCAGCTTGCGATTACGGCCTGCACCGTAATGGGCTGTCATCGAATATCCGTTTTCCTCTTTAAACTGTCTGCGCTTGTTGCGCTGCCATGAAACTTTGTACGTTTCACGGCGTGGCATTTCTATAACTTCGTTACTCATGCCGCTACCACCTCATCGCTAATTTGTGCCAAACCATGCTCTCCATACAGCCGCCACCACTCGTAATAGGCAACGCTGCCGGCCCTGAATGGATTAATGGACAAGTCCTTTCCCCATGCGCGCAGCTTGTTAAACAGCTTCAATGCCTTGCGCCGCTCATATTCAAATGCGTGTTCGTTCATGGCCGCACGCGCTCTGCATGCTGACCGAGATAAACCTGCGCTTTTTTCACAACCTCGAATGAGCTGCGACCAAACCACGCGAGCTTTCGATCGGGCGTTTGCGCAACCCAAAAATTGCGGGCTTTGCGCTTGCACGTAACGGGTACGAATTTCGGGTCTGTGAGTTTCATTCGCTGTCATCCATTGAATCGATAATTTCGTTTTTGATGCGCTCGATTTCGTAATTGCCAAGAATGTGCAAAACGTTTGTCGAGCCGATGCGCACGACCACTAAATCCACGACTGCCGGCGAGCCTTCCTCTGCTTTGTCGATGGGATAAAGCACAGCAGGAGCGGGTGGCGTGTAATTAAATGCAATCGTGTATTCGCCTTCGCCAAGCGTGTCGTTATCGAAGGACAGGTGCGTCCATTGCGTTTTTGGCTGACGATATACGGGCTTTAATCCGTGACGTGCGCACAAAGCATTTGTCTGTTCAACGGCTACAGATTTGATGAGGTCGGCGACGCTCATGCTGCTCTCCTTGCGCGCTTCGCATCGATACGGCGCTTTGCACCATTGATCCCGGCACACTGCATGACGCAAACACCGTTGCGCACAACGTCAAAGACATTTGTTAGGCGGTGGTAAATCAAGTAGCCGCCATGCGACACCGGCTTAACCGTCGTCGTAAATGCTGACGGGCCGTACTCTGAGCTATGCGGTCTGTGCCAAGGATTTTTGTAGGTGGCTGCGTTCATGGTGCTGCCTCCATGCTGCGCAGAATTTCGAGCAGATCATTGCGC